TCGTCCAAATCGTCATCAGTTAACAGCTCGCTGACAAAGGACCAGCTACGTGGAGTAGCAAATGAACGGCTAGAACTCTTAGGATCAAAGTCGTAGAGATCCTGTTTGGCAAACCCAACATAACCTACAACCTGCTCATGCACCTTGTTATTAGTAGCCCAATTTAACCAATCTTCATAGTCAGTACGCAGTTCCAAATGCAGGAAACGATTAGCCAACGGAGCAGGCATACGATAAGTAACGCCCTTGTCAGTTTCGCGGTTACCTGCTGCCACAATAGCAACACCTTCGGGCAAAATGTAAGTACCTACACGACGATTAAGAATAAGTTGATAAGCCGCTGCCTGTGTAGCAGGAGCAGCAGAGTTAAGCTCATCTAAAAACAGAATAGCCATGCTATCTGGATCAGTAGGCAATTCTGCTGGTGGAGCCCAACTCATAGTATTAGCCTGTGAGTTGTAATAAGGGATACCTTTAATGTCAGTAGGTTCCCAAAGTGACAAACGGACATCGATAACAGGACGATTAAACTCGTCGCCAATTTGTTTAACAATATCTGACTTGCCGATACCTGGAGGACCCCACATGAACACAGGGCGCTTTATTTTAATACACTTACGAATAGAACGTTTAGCTTCGTTAGGTGTTACAGTGCGATTAGCGGACATTTGTGCTGCCATGTTATCTCTCTAAAAGTTAGTTAGTTGGATATTGAACTAATGTTTCAATATGTATATATTATACAAAAAACCTTGTTAGAGGTCAATCTAAAAATGTTGTTTTCAAGCAATAAATATGAATATGACCACAATAACAGTTATCAATGGCGCCCAAACAACAAGTTCAATTTTCAGCGCAGGCGAAAGCGCCGCAGTATACGTTGAATCCAAAAATTATTTGTTGTATGGAGATGTTAACCAAGTCAACTACAATGTAAACAGTGGGGATGATTTTGGCTATTTGGTAGGAACTATTGCTACGATATATGATAGTTATGTTGGTAAACGTCCAAATTCGGTTACCTTCATTGTAGCAGATCAGACCGAAATGTATGATCCTTCTTTGGCTGTTAACACTATTTTCCAACAAACTGGTGCCTCTATAATAAGTGGTACTACAGGAACAGGTATAACAGTTTCTACAGGAACATCTGCAACCAGTGTTTGGGCAGTTGGACAGGTAGTTAGTGCCATTATTCCTAGATGGAATTGTGTAGTGTTAGGGCGTATAAAAGAAGTTGCATGGGCAAGCACTAGCACATCGAACGTGATCGCCAATGGGCAATTTATCTACACTATAGAATCATATGCTTCTAAAACTTCAACGTCGTTGAGAAGATATAAGACTTATGAAAGGTTTGTTTTTAGTTCATCTACTATAATGACTACATTGATAAGCACAGGAACAGCGGCTACTACACCACCTGTTAAAGTTAATCCTATATCAATAAGTCCTGGATACATTGATAGCGATAATCAAATTGAAATAAATTCTTCTAGCACAACTCAATTTAGTGCGACTGGAGGCATAGGATCTCCTTACACCTTTTCAACTTCTTCAGGAACATTACCTACAGGGTTAACTTTGGATACTTCTGGATTATTATCCGGAACAGTATCTTCCTCACCTGAATCTGCAAGTTTTACTATTCAGGTAGTCGATAGTGGCGGAAATGTTGCAACTAAACTATTCAATGTAGAAATAGTTGATACGTCAAGTGGAGTCGGAGGACCTTGATTTCATTCCTTCTGCCTTCGAAAATAAAAACTTTTTAATGTCTCCTGAGAACAAAATAAGCTGAATAGCCATACGTTCTGTGAAAACAAATATTTCTTTATTTGTTAAATGCCATGGACAATCTATGAAGTTGTCTAACCAAATAATTTGTTGATTAGTATATTCTAAATCTTTTTCAAGGCTTATTCTATGACATTTAATATCTGCTTGTGTTAAGGCTAAAAAGCCTTCATTTGTAAGCCTTAATCCGCCTTTTTCTTTGTTTCTTAAGCTGAAAAACCATTCTCTTTGATACTTTTTGACGCTTTTTTCGTCAATACTATAACCTAACTGTTCTAATACATATCTTGTTAAGTTAGTCTTTATGTTCATTAGGTACATGTTCTCCAGTAGTAAGTTTATACACAGCAAACTGGTCGGTTGAAAACATTTTGTTTAACTTTTCGGCAAGATTAAAGGCATGTCCGCTATTACTAAAACTTACTTTTTTATACTTAGGACCCACTTGTTGGGCTACAATACTATTTGTTTTTAGGTTAATAGGCTTACCTTGAAAGAATACTGCCCATATTGCTTCAGCCTCTAATACCTGTTCGCTTTTAAATGTTTTCTTATTTGTTATTTCTAATAATATATTAGGTTTAGGCCTACTCATGTGCATCTGCTCCGTTAAGTATGCACTTATTTAGTCAAAATATTATTAGAAACCGCCTCCGTCAAACTTTACTTCGATAGTTTCACTTGCGGGTTGCCGTTTATCTAAGTCTCCTGCTAGGCGAGTCATTACTACGCTTAAGCTGTTTTGAAGATCTTCTACTTCTTTAATTGAAAGAGTAAGATTTTTTTGACTGCTCTTGATAGCTATTCTAGCCTTGTTCAAAAAATCTTCTATAGGCAATGTGTTAAGTTGACTCATATGTTTTATTATGTATATTTAATGCTACCTTCATATCATTGGCTGTTCTAAAAGGACCATGAAATGGGTAACGTTCTAATGTAATTAGTTTAGGGCAAAAACTTTTAACCCACCCTTTTCTAAACTTAATAATATAGTATCCTGCACAATATTGGCTTTTACTTTTGTCACTTTTAGCAAACAATGGCAGTTTCTTCTTTACATTATAAACAGGTTGATACGGTTTTGAATTACATGGAAAATCATATATAGAATAGGTATCTTCTGTTGAGGTAGATTTCTTAACTGTTTCTTCTTGAATATCTGTGCCTAGTTTATCGTTAACTTCATCTAGATTTTTAAAAGGAAGCATTTGTCCTTTCTTGAATATAGCGTATCCTTTTTTGTATTTAGAAACTGAACAGATCTTTTCGAATTCGTTTCTAATCAACCATTCCTTATTAGGAACAAGAGTTTTAGTTAATGAGTTCATTCACAATACCTTGCGTTAAGTGGTTCTGCATAACTCTGTACATGTTCACTGATTTTGTCTAAATCATATTCTGCACAAAACTTTAATAAGCGTATTCCTACCTGCGGAATATTTTTAGATTTGTGTTCTTCTGAGCAAATTACATCGTCGATGATTTTTTTGATATTATCTGGTTGTGCTGTTAGATCACATAGAAGTTTATTTCGAGTATAGTCGTCTAATACACGATGTTCGACGCCATTGTGATCCAACCATTTCTGTAGCATAAGATTATTCCAAGCATAACCTTTGCTATTTCGATCAGCGTATGCTTCACGAAGTCCTACTTTATTCTTTGTTCCCTTTTCTCTTACACCTGGATAGGCACTAAAAATGTTATCGCTGGTATCACCGCGCATACATTTTTCAAACAATAGCCATTCGGGATCTGGTGCCGGTTTTACTTCTTTTGTTTTCTTATCTACAACAGGTCTGCCTTTCTCGTCGAAGTAACCTTCATGAGTAATAGTAGTAGTCATTACACCATTATATTGTTTAACATTTTGTGCAATTAGTTGTGCAAAGTCGCCGTCTGTAGAAATGATAACATGGTTGTCATTTGGGTGTAACCGAATCCACCCTGCAATAAGATCATCTGCTTCTAGTTGGGGATGATGCAATACTGTGGTATTAGTTTTGTTAACTACAAATTCTTTAAACTGATCAAACGTTTCCCAAAAAACGCGATCTTCTTCTGCTTCTTTTGGACTATGAGCATCTCTGGCTTCTTGTCGATTGCGCTTGTATGGCTCGTAATAATCCTTACGCCAAGAGCGACCTTCTAAACAGAAAATTACATGATCGCCTTTAAAGTCACGCCATGCTTTGCGGATACTGCCAAGTATAGTATGAAGGCTCATACCTACTTTATCATTTAGACTACCCCGAACAGTATGTCTGGCTCTAAAAAAAGTATTTGCAGTGTCTACCAGTATGTATGTTTTAGCCATTAGCTAACCTCGGATCTTCCATTTCCTATGTTATTAACATTAATATAGCCAGTGCCTCTACGGCTCATGTCTATACCTTCTTCGGCTGCAACATTTCGGCAAAGTTCAGTAAACCATTGATTAACAATTTCTTCATCTGACTCTCCTCTATATCCAGCACTGCGTAATTGTAGCACGAAATATTCATTCCAGTCAAGTTCAAAAAAACCGTTTCTAATATTTTCCTTATTTACATGGGTGTTCAATACAGTGACCCACGGTTCTTTATTTTGAGTAGCCTGTTCTTTTGGACTCAAAGTTTCTGATGATCTGTTAGCAGTTTCTTCTGCAACTGCTCTGGTCTCCGCAATGGCATTTTCCATTTCTGTAATGCCGAATATTTTTTTAAGTAGATTTTTCATGTTTATATGCTGGGTTAGGAACTTCTAATTCAAAGATATGGAACCTATTATAATCGTCTGTATCTTTGTATTTGAGATATTCTA